TGCACTTTCAAGTTCACCTTCAAGTAATACATCCTGTTGTTTGATCCACTCGGTCAAACCCTCACGAACCATAAGCATTTCCATATACTGTGGATCACGCTCGGCGCTATGAATAGCAGCACTGCGGCGTATACGATCTAGACCCTCGTCCAGGGCTAGCTTGAGACGCTGTGCCTTGGCGTATTCTAGATTATTATAGTCAATTTTAAACCCGAAACGGCTTTCCATTACGCGGTTTAGTTTTTTAGTTTTTTGTGGTGTTAGTTCTTTTAAGTTCATAATAGGTCTTCCCAGATTTTAATATATTTAGCACTATCCAAACTTTCTTCTAATTCTCGTCTAGCATTAGCCAGTGATAGCTTGGATTCATAGTATCTAGTGCTGTAAAGCTGTTTTTTAAAGTCATCAAGCTTGGTTGTCTTGTTGTTAAGTTTTTCCCGATAAAATTCAGTATCTTCGTAGCGTCTGGCTGTTTCTTGATCTGCACGTATGATACTGTCAGCTAGCCTGAACTGATTAAGTGTAGTCAGGGCACAATAGAATATAGCTGCTGCCCTGCTGTAAAAAATATGTACTTTGTTCCCGTTAAGATCCACTCTATAAATGTGGGTGCCTTGATGTCTTATTACATAGCTCCCAATAGTCCAGGTATTTTTATTAATTTCGATACAGAGGGGAACTCTTGACCTAGATCTTATACGTCTATATTCTTGTTTGGTCCAGCTTTTTATTTTATCCAGTGCTAGATCTATTATGATCTGCCCTAGTTGGTTGTTTGTAAATGATTCTGTTGTTGTCATTGATTCTCAATAATAGATCTTTATTGACTAGTTGATTAGCAATTAATTGCTGTCTTTCTGATAGATCTGATTTTAATATTAGATCTTTGTTCCTTAATTCTTTAAGTAACTCGGCTTCTTCATTGTCAAGTGCCACGTATAGTTTACTATTTGCCTTGAGGATTTCTGTTATTTTCATTTTGTGGATAGGTGAATTAAAAGACCTATTACTGCTGTAAGCAAAATACCCAATATGCTGGTGCCTATAGTAATAAATTGCTTGTCAGTATTACTGGTTTTGTGAGAAATACTATCTCGTATGGCCACGAGATGTTCCTCCACATTCTCCAGCCTCTTGTCTATCCCAGCTATTCTGCTCTCTAATTGCTTATAGCGTTCTGCACACAGTTCCACGTGTGCTTCTAGGTTTTCTTTTTCAATGTCCGTGGAGCTCATTTTTATTATAATATATAAGTGATCACGTATTTAGTGATCCAAAAAATACAGTAAAAAATAAGGCAACCTAGGTTGCCTTATTTTAATTTTTAACTAAACTTTACCTATGAATTAGGAAAGTTGTAGTTTCATACCAACGTTTGTAACGGTGGTGGAGATATTAATACTTGCGTCGGTTAGGGCAGTATTAATATTGCTTTGTAGATCAGCAGCACTCCAGTCACTCTCTTCAATTAAAACACTTAAAAGAGGAGAATTTACTTGGTATGCTAGGATGGTTGCACGTTGTGCAACTGCTTTTAGCGCGACTTCAATCGCTTCACCTGCACCGAAAGCTGTGGCAATACTTGCATTGGCATTAACGCCAAAAGCTTGTACTGGCTTGCCGATACCTGTGGAAATAACTACTGATTGTGTGTCTTGACCGCTAATAGCAGCGTTGGCTGTGTAAGTTACTGGACTTGCACCACCATTGGTTCTTGTAAAAATTGGCATTTCTTTATTCCTTTAAAAGTGTGCGTATCACGCATACTATTATTTATACCAAATATTCAGATTACTGTGAAATCAGGCGGTTCGATTGCGGCTTTTCTGGAAATTTTCACGACTGAATTCCAGACGGTCAATGAGTTTTACGACCTGACCGTCACCACCCACTGCCACAAACCCCTCGGGTTTAGTTACTTTATACCCGCCCTCGGTCTTGATAAATGTTCCCACAGTACTTTCTATCATCTGTAATTTCTTGACAAAAAACAGTTTTAATTCCACTGCTTTTTTGTACAAGGCAAGTATGCTTAATAATGTGTTACTATTATCTGCTATAAATTTCTTGATGGCCTCGACTCGTTCCAGTCTTTCCTGAGCTGCTTGACTTTCTGGGCCGCCTTTTAGTTTGGCTATTTCTGCCTGCATCTTTTGTTCCACATAGTCCTGGAATTCCTTGAGAAATTCTATGGCACTGCCCATTTGAGTGTCGCCCTGTTGAACCTTGGTGTTTATAAAAGGTTTAATGTAAGTTACAAAATCGCTGGTCTTGTTATTGCCTTGTCCTAGGAATCTATCAAACACAGCAGGGTCCACTTTACTAAAAATTGTGGCCACACGATTAAGCTGCGCCTCCACACGTTTTGCTTCCTGAGGAGTCAGGGTGGCTATACCAGTCATATCCTCGTAGTAGGCGTCGTCCCACCATACATCACGTATATGTTCTAGACTACTGGGGTTAAATCTAAAGTGTGCCTTCATATCAGGAAGGTTGGGAGTATCGCGCAGTGGTTCCTGACCCTGTGCTGCTCGCTCTTCCTGTTCATCAGGTGTAGGCGGAGTCCAGTGATAGACAGTGTGAAATACTATACCTAGTTTAGACGCCTGCATCTGTCTAGCTAGCTCTCCCTGATTTTCTAAATCCACCGCATAGGTTATAGTGTTAGGAGTAAATGTTACATAACGTCTGCCATTTATTTCCTGCTCCACTAGATCTCTATTAGTCCCTCGAACAAATAAAAGATCCCCTTTAATAACATCCTTGATTCCCAACTTGGGAAGATATTGTAGACACGCCTTGAGTGTGGCTGCTAGTTCAGGAACATCACCATACCAATTGTCTATATCTTTATTGCTTTTGCAAAGTTTAGCAGTTTTGCTAAAAACACTTTTTGTTCCAATAAAAAATGTATTGTCCTCGGGATCAATTCCACAGTGTATGGCCGGACTACCATCCCATTTCACCGTGACACGAGCATTTTCTCCCGTACCTTCCTTGGTAAGCATTTGTTTTAAGCCTTCTATATAATTAAAGGCTTCCAGTGCACCAACGTAACCCTTGTTAAAAATTTCATCTTCAAGATGTTCTAGATGTGTGGCTTTTTCGTCAGCTTCATACAATCGCTGCCAGCTTGGTTGTGTATTTTTTATTTCAAAAAGTCTCATTTTTAAGGTGTTCCTGTTTCTGGTGGTGCTGGTGGTGTGGCAGGTGGATTAGATGCCCCACGATTTCCGGCTAATTTTTGTTTTCTGTTCTGTCTAGTCCTAGCTAGGTTATTAGTACGCTTTTGCTGTGCTGCATTACGGTCAGCGATCTGTTGTGCCTGCTGCCCCACATCTTGTACAAGAGTGTTTAACCAATCGCCCCATTCTTGATCAGCAAATTGGTTACTACCAACATTTCTCCACTGCTTGATAGTCTTATCGTAACTGTAACTTACTGGTTGCCCAGTATTTGGATTTTTTACACTGACTCTTGATGGATATTCACGGCCCTGATCATCTTTATGCCCCACTCTCACTATGGCTCTATTGCCATCTGCAAGACTAACATCGTAACTACCGGCTTGGTCTCTGCTCTTGTTGACTTGTCCAAGCTTGGCGGGTTTATATTCTGATGCTCGTTGCGCAAGATCTTGAGCCTGCTGCTGGGCACGTTGAAATTCAGGACTGATATTATCTGTACTACTCGTGGCATTTGCCGAGGTAGCACCAGCGTTTGCATTTGTTGTGGGGATATAAGGTTGTGCCGTGTTGATACGGTCTCTTCTAGTGGCCTGGAAGGCTTGACTTGAACCGGGGACTAGACCTGAGATAAATCCCTGCGTAAACCCTGGTTGATTTTTTAAACTACCCAGTGGCGTCGCTGACGTCCGCTCTAGAATTATTTCGTTTATTTTCATTTTGTATTCGTTTAACACCGCGGCTAAACTTGCTGATGTCCTGAGCCCTGATACTGTTTAACAGTCTACGCTCAAGTTCATCTGCTTGTTCTAAATCATAGTTCTCTCTAATAAAACTAATTAAATTTATAGCACCCTGGATCACGTGATTCGCGCGACTCTCTACTAGACTTTCCCTATCGCGCTCTCGGCGAATACTGTCTAGTTCTTCCAATATACTACGGGTGCGTTTTTGCAAGATAAGCTCCGGATTATTAATATTTATGTTTTATAGGGTTTTAGAAGTTTTAAGACTGGCCAGCATTTGTTTAAGCTTGGTGCTCTGTGCTTCGCCTAGATCTTTGCTGGATGTGTCAGATTCTGTTGATGCGGAATCCCGAGTTTCTACATTGGTCTTGGCCTTGATTTGACTCATTATACTACCCACTTGCGGCTTTAGTGTGCCTGGGCCAGCGTCTTCACCGGGATCAGTAATGCGCATAGTTTCTATGTTGTAGTCAAGATCGATCTTCATACCCACCCCAGTGGAACTACGACTCTTCATACACTGTATCTGATAGCGTCCACGCTCACGCATCTGTCTGCTGGTAAAAATACCAAACACATTATCTGCTGTGTTAATTTTACTGATACCGCCGGAAATATGGCTGTGGTCAAACTCAACTTCTTCCACAGCACTACGATTCAGCTGTGAAGCTGTGACCATAAGAACATTAAGTTCCTTGGATAAATTGCGTAGTTCTTCAGACACATATTTGTCTTTGATAAACAGATCGTTGGGACTGACCTTGGCACTGACTGGCATCAGTAGATCTAGATAGTCAATCATCACAAAGTCCACTGCATTGCCAGTCTGTATCTGATACTCTTTGAGGAAGCTGCGAATGTCATTGATATTGCTCTGCGCTGGCAGTGCCTTGATACGATACTTACCAGACTTTTTACTCACCAAGCGAATTTTAAGTTCAGTATTTTCCACGTCGCGACGAATGTCCTTGGTGCTAGTGCCAGTCAGCATTGCATCAGTTCTTAGTCCACAAAGCTCTTCGCTTAGTTCCAGCGATATATAAACACCGCTCAGTCCCATCTGTAACCAGCTCAGTGCAATGTTCATCATAACTAGAGATTTACCTGAGCCAGAACCACCAGCAAAGATATTAAGCTCACCACGACTAAACCCACCATACAATAACCTATCTAGTTGTGGCCATCCAGTACTGACTTGTCCACCACTGCTAAAATAACGATTGATACGTTCACCAGGGTTAGCAAAATAGTCTGTGCCCATATCTCTAGTGAGTCCAATTTGTACTGCATTTTTTATAATACCTTCCACAGGATCGTAATCGCCTTTTTCGATCATATCCGCGGATTTTAAAATAGCCCTCTCTAGTTCACGGCGACGGCTAAAACCTTCAAACTCCTTTAAAAACCATTCACGTATACCATCATCTAGATTGTCAATGAGCCTTAGTTCCACGCCAGTGACTGCCTGTACCTGCTCACGACTGGGCAGACTCTTATATTCGTTACTATGTTGACTGATAAACTTGGAGGCATCCTTGAGTGCACGATCAAAGTTTTCATTATTATAGATGTTCTGAATCCTGACATACATTTCAGGATCAGACACCATTATCTCGAGAAATAACTTTTGTGTTTCTGTATTATAATCTTTAGCCATTATTGTATTGTCCCACGTTTTAATAATTCTATTTTAATTTTGCTTGTTTCACAAGACTCCAGTATGGCTTTGAGCACAAACAGTTGCCCATACCGCACCACTGCCTCGTTGACGTCCTTACAGGTTTCTCGCCAGACCGGGAAACTCACAGTCCAACCTAGTTCTTGTGCCTGATCCACCAGTCGTTGCCCGGCCCAGATTTTTCTACCACTTTTAGGATGTGGCTTGACGTCAAAGTCCGGTACCACAATAATTTCACGATCTAGGTCTTCAATAATTTCAGCCTGTTGTTTACTTATTTCGTTAGTCAGCACCGCCACGCCATCTATACTCATTGCATCAAAAGGTCCTTCACAGACTATGACAAACTTTTTATCAGAGGTCTGTTGGTCTAGATTAAAAACAAAATCCGCCGGATGGCTACTGCGATACTTGGGCTTGATGTCATCAGTGGTACCACGGGCAGTATAACCTACGACATTACCCTGATAGTAAAAAGGAACTATCACACGACGATGTAGGTTATATGCTACCTCGGGTGTCCAGTAAAAATTATACTTGGCTGTGTTAATCCGGCGTTTGTTGACCACATAGTCCACTGCGTCATAGTAATCACTGGGAACATCATAATC